TGAAAGATAAGTTTCCTTCACTTAATGGCGATCATCCAAGGATGATTATCCCCTTCAGAAAAGAAAATGGGGAAATATTCGCCTATCAAGGAAGGGCGTTTGGTAAGGAACCTCAAAAATATATTACTATCATACTGGATAGAGAATATCCAAAGATTTTTGGTCTCGACAAACTTGACCCTTCAAAGGCAATCTATGTCACCGAAGGCCCGATTGATAGTTTGTTTATAGAAAATGGAATTGCAGTCGCCCAAAGCGATTTGCGTGTCCCTCAATTTAAATCCAAGGCGGTGTTGATACCAGATAACGAACCTCGAAATAAACAGATTGTAAAACAAATACAGAAGTTTATTGAGGACGGTTATTCTGTTGTCTTGTGGCCGAAAGGGATCGAAGAGAAGGATATTAACGACATGATTTTATCAGGTAAGACAGTTGATGAAATCAAAATGATTATACATAGTAACACCCATTCGGGACTGTCTGCGCTAACATTGTTAAACAATTGGAAGCGTGTTTGAATTAAACATTAGGAGAAGAACAACATGGCCCTTGCAGAAGTTTTAGTAGAATTTCCCAAGGCCGAGGAGAAGTCTGGTCAGGATTACCTCGGTATCACAATTAATAAGAACAAAGACAAAGAATTATCAGAACAATCATACAAACTTCTAAAGGACTATTACTGTTTAGAATCAGAACATTCCCCACAACAAGCATTCGCTCGTGCCGCACTTGCATACTCAGCTGGTGACATGGGACTTGCACAACGTATCTATGATGCAGTATCGAATGGTTGGTTTATGTTTGCCTCGCCAGTATTGTCGAATGCACCATTGCCAGGGCAGAAGGCAAAGGCACTTCCTATTTCATGTTTCCTTGCATACGTTCCAGACTCGCTTGAAGGACTAATCGACCACTCTGCTGAGTTGCGTTGGTTGTCAGTTAAAGGTGGTGGTGTTGGTGGACACTGGAGTTCTGTTCGTGCAATCTCAGAAAAGGCGCCAGGCCCAATGCCATTCCTTCATACGGTGGATGCAGATATGACTGCATACCGTCAAGGACGCACTCGTAAGGGTTCTTATGCCGCATACATTGATGTATCACATCCAGACTTGATTGAATTCCTAAACATGCGTGTTCCTACTGGAGACGTAAACCGTAAGAACTTGAACTTGCACCATGCAATTAATATCACGGATGACTTCATGCGAGCAGTTGAACGTAATGAGATGTGGGACTTGAAAGATCCACATGACGATAGTGTGCGTGAAACCATGTCGGCAAGAACTCTGTGGCAACAGATTTTGGAAGTTCGTTACAGAACAGGCGAACCATACCTCAACTTCATTGACACTGCCAATCGTGCATTGCCACATACAATGAAGGCAAAGGGATTGAAGATTCATGGATCAAACCTATGTAATGAAATTCACCTACCAACATCTGAAGACAGAACGGCCGTCTGTTGCCTCTCTTCTGTCAACTTGGAAAAGTTTGATGAGTGGAAAGACACTTCAATGATTCGTGACTTGATTCGTTTCTTGGATAACGTATTGCAGTTCTTCATTGATAACGCTGGAGATGAAATCTCTCGTGCAAGATATTCTGCAACACAGGAACGTTCACTTGGACTAGGTGCAATGGGGTGGCATTCACTTCTACACCAGAAGAGAATCCCATTTGAATCTGCACAGGCAAGAGAACTTAACCGTAGAGTATTCAAACGTATTAAAGATGAGGCGGTTGCAGAATCTTTGCAGATGGGACGTGAACGTGGTGAAGCACCAGACATGGTTGGAACTGGACGCCGCAATGCACACTTGCTTGCGATTGCTCCTAATGCAAACAGTTCTATTATTGTTTCTACATCACCATCTATTGAACCATCAAAGGCGAATGCATATACACACAGAACTCGTGCTGGTTCGCACTTGGTGAAGAACAAGTATCTAGAAGAAGAACTAGAGAAGGCCGGGATGAATACACAAGAGGTGTGGACTGATATCATCACCAATGGTGGTTCTGTTCAACACTTGGACTTCCTATCGCAAGAAGTAAAAGATGTTTTCAAAACAGCAATCGAATTGGATCAGTTGGTTTTGGTTGAACAGGGTGCAGATAGACAAGAGTATCTATGTCAAGGACAATCTTTGAATCTATTCTTCCCTGCTGGTGCAGAGAAAAAAGATTTGCACAGAGCGCACTATGCGGCATGGAAACTAGGAACAAAGGGTTTGTATTATCTACGAACCGAAACATCACAAAGAGCAGAGAACGTATCAAGCAAGGTTGCGAGAGACGCTCTCAAAGATTACGAATCACAAACAATGGAAGCACAAAGTCAGGATGAATGTGTAGCATGTCAGGGGTAAAAGAAATGAAAGTAGAAATTTACAGTAAATCAAATTGTCCTTTTTGCGAAAAGGCAAAGGCTTGGTTTAACCAACACGGTTACACCTTCACAGAACATAAACAAGAAACGTTCTGGTGGTTTGATGGAGTTCTCTGAAACTTACAAACCATTCCACTATCCTTGGGCTGTGGAGATTACAACTCGCCACGAAAAGGTTCACTGGATTGAAGATGAACTAGACTTGTCTGAAGATGTTTCAGATTGGAAGTCTGGTAAGATGAGTGCAATCGAAAAGGAATACGTCACAAACATTCTACGTCTGTTCACACAGTCAGATGTGGCAGTGGGACAGAACTATTTCGATCAGTTCATTCCTAAGTTTAAGAACAACGAAGTTCGTAATATGTTGGGTTCCTTTGCCACTCGTGAAGGTATTCACCAACGTGCATATGCCTTGTTGAACGAAACACTTGGTTTGCCTGATAGTGAGTATCATGCATTCCTAGAGTATCAAGAGATGACTGACAAACTAGAGTTCATGATGGATAGTGATCCCAACACAGTTCGTGGACTTGGACTATCACTGGCAAAGTCTGTATTCAACGAAGGTGTTGCACTGTTCGCTTCATTTGTAATGTTGTTGAACTTCCAACGTTACGGTAAGATGAAGGGTATGGGCAAAGTAGTTGAGTGGAGTATTCGTGATGAATCCATTCACGTTGAAGGTGTTGCAAAACTCTTCAAGGCATATTGTGCAGAACATCCTCGTATCGTTGACGATGAGTTTAAGAAAGATATCTATGAGATGGCTCGTATCGCCGTCAAACTAGAAGACAAATTTGTTGAACTCGCATACAAGATGGGTGAGATTGAAGGCCTAGACATGTCTGAAGTGAAGACATATATAAGGTATATAACAGATAGACGTTTGTTACAACTTGGGTTGAAAACAAACTTCAAAGTAAAAGAAAATCCTCTCCCTTGGCTTGAATGGGTTCTGAACGGTGCAGATCACACTAACTTCTTTGAGAATCGTGTGACTGAGCGATGCATACGAAGAAGTGGCATGAGCAGAAAACTACTACAATGCGAAGAATGTGAAGCAACGTTTGAAATAAAACATGACTTGGCAGAGAGATACTATGAAGTATCTTTCTGTCCATTCTGTGCGTCCGAAATTGAAATTGAAGACGAATTGGCAGAAGAAGATGAGGATGAGTGGGATTCCTAAATATCTAAAAGATTATAGGATGACACAATGTGGTTACATGAAGATAAAGAATTCGAACCAACTCAGTTGGAAGATTGGGTTGGTTTCGTTTATATCATAACAGACTTATCAAACAATAAGAAATACATCGGCAAGAAGAACTTCTGGTCGACTCGCAAACTTCCCCCTCTTAAAGGCAAAACAAGAAGAAGAACCAAGAGGACTGAATCCGATTGGAGGGATTACTTTGGCTCTAGTGAAGAGGTAAAGTCTCTTGTTGAAGACAAAGGGGTTGACAACTTCAAAAGAGAAATCATTCGTTTGTGTAAAACAAAGGGTGAGATGAGTTACTATGAAGCAAAGGAACAGTTCGATAGAGATGTTCTGTTCAGTGACGAATACTATAATGAGTTTATTGGGTGTAAGATACACTCTAAACATGTGAGGAAATATAATGAAGGTAGTGATACTCAATAACACATCTCGTTATCATAAGGGATGTGAAAAGGTAATGGAATACTTGCACAAAGATGTTGTGCAAAGTGGACACCAGATTGTTGCCTCTGTGATGGGGAACAAAGACACATTGACTGATGCATGGGATAAGATTGAAATGTCTGATGCAGTAATTGTTAATGGTGAGGGAACGATGCGGTTATGTCAGCAGAAGAGTTGCAAAAAGATAACATTGATGCAGACATACATTTAGATTTGTCATACTTCAATCATGTTCCAGAGAAGGTGTCGCCACATAGAGAACTTGTGGTAGGTAAGTTTTTTGCACAGGCAGATTATCGTCCAAAGGATATTCCAGTGTTGGATATCTTCAAACAGGATTGGGACACATTCGTAAATGTTCTAAGATCAACTGATTGGTTTATCACTGGTAGACACCATGAACTCTATGCATCATGTAAGGCACGTTGTCCTTTTGCAACTCTATCTGGTAACACACACAAGAATGAAGGACTGATGAAAACGGCAGGGGTAGAGATTCCTATCGAATCGCCAAACCTATTGCATTCTCGTATTCCTCATTTCCTTGCTCGATGTAAGGAACGTAGAATGGAGTATGAGAAACTCTTCAACTGGATGGAGAGTCAACCCAAGTTCACCATTGCAAATAAGTTATAACAGATATTACGCAAGTGCAACAATAATATTCGACTTTAGTTTATAAATATAGTCGTTGAGGAATTAACCTCACACACATATCATACACACACGGAGAAAAATATGTGGCCTTATACGCAAGAAGAAGCGGAGGAGTGGTTTGGTGTTCAATAAAATCATTTCCTTCTTTAAACAAGATAAAGAAGCACAAGAAACTATTAGACAGTTGAGTGCGTTGACAGATAAAGAACTACACGATATCGGTATTTCTCGTGGAGATATCTATTCAATCGCACACGGTTCAGATGACTATAATCGAACTCGTGTCAACAATAACTTGAAAGGGTGGGTGTAATGTCAGTAGCATTTAGACAACCAACTTTCAAAAATCCAATTCCAAATGTTCTCAAATCAGTAGGTTCAGTCTTTACTGGAATCCTTATTGGGTTGATTGCATTTGGAGAATCTGCTGGTAGAGCGAGAGCTGCCGCAGAACTTTCCCGCCACGGTTATCACGAAGAAGCAAAGTATCTTATGTTAGGTATGAAAAAAGACTGATAACTTTTAAAAAATTTAATTTTTTTCTAAGCCCTTGATTTTCGAGGGCTTTTTTTTAGCGATTTTTTAAAAAAGTGCTTGACTTGTTCTTAAAACAAATGTATAGTGTATATGTAAGTTGAGAGAAAGGACTAATCATGACTAACGAAACAATCTTTATCGGTGCTAACAACGGTGGACTTGAGATTTACAAAGGCGTTGGAAACTTGATTGCTGGAAATATCCAGACTGCAAAGACTTTCAAATATGTGATGGATACTCACAATATTGACCCTGATGTAGACACTATCTATACCACAAGCAGCATGGACTTTGCTGACGAAGAAGGGTTTGAGAATGCAGAAGATGCTCGGATTCTGATGGAAGAGGGTATCAAGTTAATGGAAATGACAAAGGAGTATGTATAATTATGGGTATTAATGTTTCAGTTTATAAAGATGCAGATTCTAACTATGACTGCACAATGAATGGTGTGACTAATCGGTTTACTCGTTTGAACGTGGTAAACGTAGATGGGCCTTTTGATCCTTCTGATGATTGTCCGGCAGTTAAGTTGGTAAAGGGTAATCTTCCTGGCACAGTGAAGATTGTTCCAGTGGATGAACTTGAGAAAGGTTCTTGGACTATGTTCGGTGGTAACTACGCCGCAACTTCTGACAGTCGTTTCAGTGAAGCAATTGAAAAGATTGTTGGTGGACGGTTCTATGGTGCGGTTCCAGTTCATGACCGTGTTGAAAATTAATTTGAAAAAAACGCTTGACAATGCTTCATTGTTTTGATAACATGTATATGTAAGGTGAGATGAGGATTTGATTATGACTAATGCGATTATTCCGACCCGTGAACAACTTGAAGCGTTCATCTATGACCGTCACAAGGATGCCTACGGTGTCAAGGGCCGTCATTATGACTTTGAACAGATGACTTATGACGAACTTGAAGCAGAAGCGGTTCGTATTGATGAGGCAGCTCATGAACAATACAAGTGGGAACGCCGTTGTGATGCAGAAGCTCTGATTGAGTTTCGTGCGAATATTCGCAAGATTGGTGAGATGTGTAACTGTAATCGTGATGCTGCGATTCGTTACTTGCTTGATGCAGAAGGTTTGCAGGGCGAGTATGACGCTGGTTATGCGTGCTATGTGATGAGGTTGCCATACTCAATGGCAAAATACATTGAACCTCGTTTAACTGAATTGAATGATATAATGGAGGCTGCGTAATGGTAGATGTAATTCGTGATATTGAAATTCTTGAAAATGCTCTGATTGCTTTTCAAGAGGGGGCTTCTGATGAGAAGTATGCCGCTCTGTATGCACTGGAACGGTTGCTTTTAGAGAAGAAGGATATGATGTATCAGTTTGAGTTGGACAATGCTCCTCTTGAACTACAGGGTGCGGCATAAATAGTGCCGCACTGTTAGAGAAGGAGATTCCATGACAGGTTTAGAACACGCTATCCTCGCTACTGGACTTCTGTTTGTATTTTACAAATGGGGGGAGTGGACAGGACGAAGAGAAAGAGTTGAAGACATTATCGAAATGACTCTAACCAACTTAGAGGATAATGGTTTTATTGTTACTGAAACAAATGAAGACGGCGAAAAAGAATTGAAGCCTGTTCAAAAAAAGTGTTGACAGACACTTAATCATTTGTTATTATAGGATGTTGATTGTGAGGAAAGAATGATATATGACACTATAGAAGAAGCGATTGTTGCGGCAGAAAAACTTGCTGAAGCAATGGAAACTTTTGTCAAAATTACCAAGGCCCCAAATGGGGGATATGAATTGTTCGGTATTGGTGAAGTTGTCCAAACCGTCTAGTAAAGGGAAACTAATGAACAAATATGTAATCGGTGCTGTCCTTGCGACTCTGGTAGCAACACCAGCACTTGCAAACAAAACTCGTGTGAGTGACACTATTGTATACGATGTTACACAGACAGTGACGAAGAAGATTCCACAGACAGAACAGATTTGTCAGATTGTGGAAGTTCCAATCTATGGTGAGGCTGGTGTAAATACAGAAGGTGCCATTGTTGGTGGTTTGATTGGTGGTATTCTTGGAAACCAGATTGGTAAAGGTGGCGGCAAAGAAGCTGCAACTGGTATTGGTGCGATGACTGGCGCTATCATTGGTTCTAAGAATGGCGAGAAACAAATTGTTGGATACCGTCAAGAGAATCGTTGTCAGAACAAGACAACTTATACATATCAGACAAATGAGGTATACTCACATAGTGTTGTTGAGTTCTACTACAATGGAAGACTGTATAAGAAACAGTTCAAGAAATAGTTGAGTTAATCCGCTCTTAGCTCAGCTGGATAGAGCAACGGCCTTCTAAGCCGTGGGTCACAGGTTCGAATCCTGTAGAGCGGGCCAATTTTTAGGGATGAAATGAAGAACCATAAATACAAAAATAAATATCAAGAATCTGAAAAAGATGGCTTGACAGTTACCGTTAGAGATGGTAATGTAGAGAAAGCAATAAGGGTTCTGAAGAAGAAAGTCATGCAGGCTGGTATTCTTCAAGAACTCAGAGAAAGACAGTTCTATGAGTCTCGTGGAACTAAACGAAGGAAAGCAAAAGCGGCTGCAACCAGACGGTTCAAACGCAAGATGCAAAAACGTAAAGAAGAACTTGGTTATTAAATAAGGTTGATAATTATGTCTGAGGTGAAGAAGACACGCAAACGTAGGAAACCAATGTCGCCTGAACAAAAGGCGGCTGCGGCAGAACGTTTAAAATTAGCTCGTGAAAAACGTATGCGTGAGAACCCCCCAGAATACAAGTCAGTCCATCCAGATGTTTTGAAACATCCAGAGGATCATCCATGGCATCATCTGAAGATTAAACAATGGATTAAGACTCAGAAGGAATTACTTAAAGCAGAACGTGCAAATGTTCGTGGTAAGGTAAAGGGTGCAGAAGCAAAGGTAGCATCAACTGAAGGGTATATTAGAAATTTAGAGACTTATCTCAAGACAGGAACATATCTAGATTTGTTTTGGGGTGAGTATCAACAGAATAGGTGTAAACAAGTCTGTCTGCGTATGGCATACCATGCAGACGGAACTCCTAAACGTTCAGTTGGTGTTTGGTATCCAGACATTCAATGTGAGTGGACAAAGGAGATGGAAGAACAATAACGCTGGTTTAGCTCAGTTGGTAGAGCACCTCACTTGTAATGAGGATGTCGGGAGTTCGAGCCCCCCAACCAGCACCAAATAAGCGGGCATCGTATAATGGTTATTACCTCAGATTTCCAATCTGATGATGAGAGTTCGATTCTCTCTGCCCGCTCCAATTTTATTGCCTGATAGCTCAGTTGGTAGAGCAGAAGACTGTTAATCTTTTGGTCGCAGGTTCGAGTCCTGCTCAGGCAGCCACTTATTGAGTTTATTATGAAGAACTATTCTGATATTGAAAATTACATAAAAGGAAAGACTGTTGCTATCGTAGGTAATGCATCGTCTATCCTTGGATCAGAGAGTGGTATCTTCAGGGACGCTCACCAAGTTGTAATCAGAATGAATTTCGGTTATGTGTGGAACCCCCACAAAAATCGTTATGTGAATGCAAGAGACTTGGGAACAAAGACTGGCATTGCTGCAGCTGGAAATGCAGTCAACCTCTTAGACGCAATGGACAGGTATCCAAACTCAAAATACCTAGTCCATTTG